CTGCCGTCTGAACCACCGCCACCACCACCGCCGTAATAAGTAGATGTACCATTTGCTCCAAAAGAAAGAACGCCACCGCCTCCAGCGCCAGCACCTGAGCCACCGCCACCAGCATTTGCACTTCCTCCACCACCACCAGCACCGCCACCGCCTCCAGCGCCATAATAAAGTGTATAGAGTCCTGTTCCTGGATTGTAATAACCTCCGTTATATCCTCCACCACCATAACCATTTCCAGAAGTTCCTCCAGAACCAGCACCAACTCCATTTCCTCCATTATTTGGTAAAGTTATTGATAAACCTGTAACAGATGTAGAAGAACTGCCTCCACCTGAAATAAGTACTGAATATGAGCCAATTGCTGATAATAAAGTTCCTTGAGTTACTCCTCCACCACCGCCACCGCCAGAAGGTACGGTACTGCTGGTTGAACCGCCACCGCTAACTGCTACATAAGTTAATGAAATGGGGGCATTTGTAATAGATAAAGTTCCATTAGCAGTAAAAGATCTATAATAATATGTTGCATCTGATGTTAATGTTCCACCAGAAATTACTGGTAAATGATTTTTTGTTGATGAAGAAATTGAGCCACCAATAATTGGCATTTAAATAATGTCCCCAAGAATTAACCAGACATCTGTATTAATTTTCAAAGCATCTGCTGCAGAATATTGTGTTCTCAATTTTGGAGTAGTAGAAGTTGCTCCTGTAGATTGAATATAAGTTGTTGCTGAATTTACTGCTTGAATAGTAAATGTTCCAGCTGACATTGCTGACATATGTACAACTGATCCTATTGGAAGTGATGCAGTTGCATTTGTTGGAACAGAAATATATTGTGTTCCTAAACCTGAAACTAAAATTAACTTATCTTGATCAGATGTAGTAATTGTATAATTGCTAGATTGTAAATTTATAGTTGAAACTGTAGTGTTTGTTCCTTGAATTCCCTGCACTCCCTGAATACCTTGGATGCTTAGTCCTTGTAAACCTTGAATGCCTTGTACTCCTTGTAGCCCTTGAACACCTTGAATACCTTGAACGCCTTGATTGGCAATTGCTCCTTGTAAACCTTGAATTCCTTGTAAACCTTGAATTCCTTGTGTACCTTGTACGCCTTGTGACTGGTTAAATCCGCCACCTTGCAAACCTTGAAAACCTTGTACGCCTATTAAACCTTGTAGTCCTTGAATACCCTGAATACCTTGAACACCTTGACTGGCAATTGATCCTTGTATACCTTGAACGCCTTGAAAACCTGCACCTGTTATTCCTTGTATACCTTGTGATTGATTAAATCCGCCACCCTGTAAACCTTGTGCTCCTTGTATACCTGTTAAACCAATAGAGCCTTGAGGACCTATAAGGTTGTCATATGGTTCAAACCATTCTGTTCCATCCCAAATATATGTGCGTCCATCATTTGTATTTATCCAACCAGATCCAAGTACAGGAGAAGATGGTTGTGTTGAAGATATTAAATATGAATTTGTATTTCCTTGAATACCTTGTAAACCAATACCAATTGAACCTTGTACGCCTTGAGTTCCTTGAGGACCTTGTATGCCTGCACCAATTGCGCCTTGTACACCTTGTGCTTGATTAAATCCACCACCTTGCAAACCTTGAAGGCCTTGTGCACCTTGCACACCTGCACCTGTTGTACCTTGTACACCTTGTGATTGATTAAATCCGCCACCTTGCAAACCTTGTAATCCTTGTGCTCCTTGAACACCTGTAGAACCTACAGATCCTGAAGTACCTTGTAAACCTATTAAATTATCATATGGTTCAAACCATTCTGTGCCATTCCAAATAAGTAATTTTCCGTTATTTGAATCAAGCCATGCTTCTCCTACAAATGGAGATGTTGGTGCAGTTGTAGAAATAATGTAAGCACCATTATAACCAACAAGTCCTTGAACACCTTGTGTTCCTAATTTTCCTTGAACACCTTGTGTTCCTTGAAAACCTTGTGTGCCTTGTACACCTATTAAACCTTGTGTACCACTTCCACCTTGTAAACCAATAGATCCTTGAATACCTTGAGGTCCTCTATTTGTTGTAAGGTAATTATCAATTTCAGAAGCCAATGCATAAATATCCCTAGGGACGTCGGGAGTATCAGTATATTGTGGGTAATTGAAACCCTTGGTAGTTTGCAGGCTCATATGGTATAAGTATACCAAAATAACTACAAAATGCGTGTATTAAAGTTTTTGTAAATTGTATTCTATAGAGGATCTGTATGTTAAAGTAATGTCTTGTGTAAGTAGCTTTTCAAATATTTGTTTGGAGTCTTCTTTTCTTCCCAGCCACCAGCCCGAAACACCTTTTTCAAACTCAATACAATATAAACCATAATATTCAACATCAATTGGAAGTGTTTCTAGGCGGGAATTATGAGTAAGTCCTACTTCCGCCCATGTATAACATTCCTGCCAATCTTGTTTTCTTTCATAATATCTAGATAGCAAGAAATAAGCTTCTGGTCTATTTGGCAAATATTGTATTGCTTGTAACAAGCAATGTTTTGTAGTATGTTCTCTTTCACGTTGTGAATCAAAACAAAGAGACATTCTTAAAAGTGATGCATATACAACAAGTGGATCTATATCATGTCCATATTCTGCAGCTCTTAAATAAAATGATATTGCAGATGCAGATTGACCCATTTCTTCATATTTTTTAGCAATCTCAAAATTAAGTTTTGGATTAAACATGTCATGAGAAGCATCTTCAACTAACTTTTCAATTGTTGGCATGTTGAATAATCTCCTCTATCATTTCTGTAACTAATTTATTTGGAACACGTAATACAAATGCTGCATTATCTTGAAATCCAAATGATATTAACAAATCATTATTATGTACTGCTGCACCAGCAGCAAATTCTATTCTTGCATCTAAGAATGAAAAATGTTCTGGGGATACTCCAATTAAATTATATTCTTTATCCCATACACATAATCTATGACGATATACTCCATCTTTTTGATTAAGATAATTAAAAAATAGATTTACTTCGTGTGTAATAGATAGATAGTAATTACCAAAAGGAATTAATTGTGACCCGCCCCGTTGATCTGCAAGCATTGGAATGCCTGTTTCTTTAATTGAAACTTGATCACAACGAGCGGGAAGATCTGGATAAGTCCTTACAATTTCAGTAGGAGAAGTCCACTTAACAAAATGATAAGGTTTATCAATAATAGGATACCAGTTCTTTTCACAATATGATTCATCAGTTCCTGGAGCTGGAATTCTAATACGGGATACTTCTTTTGCTGTCCAATTCTTTTTATCTAATTCAATCTTAGATAATTCCATACGACCTTCGCCGTTAGGTTTTGTATCTCTGCGAACGCCAATATTATAATAGTCCCCGTCCCATTGAACTAAACGACAATCTTCTTGTCCGATAAACTCCCACACGGGCGGGATGTCAAGAGTACTAGTATCAACTAAACAACTATTCATTACATTTAAATTATCATCTAAACGCATAAAATAATTAGTAGTTCTAAGTGTTAGATCTTTTTCTGGATGTAGATATGATAATGGTCCCCAAATTGACGGGAACTTTTGAGTATTCTCAGAATGATAAAGAGTATAATTTGTATGTCTTAAATTTACTAGTATTTCTCCATCATCATCTATAAATATTGATGGGTTCATTAATCCCGTCCCAGATGTCAATATTTTTTCAATGACCAATGGTGCTAATTTTCCACCATATTGGACGGATTTTTGAACAAGATTCATCTATTGATTATACCCTACTGTTATATGTTTTGTCTATTATATTTATAATTAATCTATTTGTGTTTGATTAGATAAATTAAAAGTTCCGCCACATTCACAATTTAAAACAACTTGATCTTGTGTTTCAATTCTTTGTTCTATGTATAATCTATTACATGCACTGCAATTGTATTCATAACGATAATTCATATTTTCTCCTTTAGTAATATAAATAAACTACGCCAGCGCCACCAGTGCCACCAGTACCAGAGTTATTAGCGCCACCGCCACCGCCTCCGCCGTTACCACCTGCGCCACCATTATTAGCAGAACCATTAGAGCCAGCAGCAATATATCCTGCGCCACCGCCTCCTGCACCAAATAAATTACCTACTCCAGTTGAACCAGTTCCACCATTACCGCCATTACCAGTTCCACCAGCACCTCCAGTATTTGTTCCTGTTGGACTTGCTCCTGAATTGTAAGCAGCAGCGCCCCCGCCACCAATTAAACCTGCACCACCTGTGCCACCAGTAACAGAGTTAGCAGCAGTTGCTGTAGTTCCATGGCCTCCGCCACCGCCCGAAACACCTGCGCCACCTGGCTGACCATTTCCACCTGTAATTCCACCGCCTCCACCAGCTGCATAGCTTATACCACCTATTAAACCACCACCAGCAGTACCAGCAGGTGCGCCTGTATAACTTATTGAACCAGCAATACCAGATGATGAAGCAGATCCAGCACCGCCACCAGCGCCACCTTGAGTTGGAGCAGTTGCAGCAGCGGTTCCAGTTCCACCACCACCACCACCAGCAAATACCATTCCGTAT